TTATGCAGCAGAACGCAGTCCATCCAGAGCGCAATCAATCCACGCTACTCCAGTCTTGATCAACTCTCTCGCCTTGGCCTCACTGATCTTGAACTCCCCGCCGATACGTAGCGCGGGCCATTTCGCGCCAAAGTACAACCAGATGAAATCTCCCATTTGCTGGTTGCGGGTGGTGAGCCTGGCCACTGCTCCATCAACCGCCAGGGCTGTGTCGTCGAGGATGATGTACGACTTCACGCCGCCCGAAATCATCGTGTTGTCACGCATCAGCGCGTGCATGGGCGAGACATAACGCGGCACCCCCATACCATCCATCCGCCACCAGCCCCACTGCTCCAGCAGGTATTCCGTGTCGCCCAGTGCCTTGCCCGCGTATGTCCGAATTTTCATTTGTGCTCCTAGTCCCCAGTCCTATTTCCACCGCCCTGGCCAGCGCGGTTTCTACTCTTTCCGTAATCGTCTGCCGGCCCGGCCTTCGGCATCAGCGCCTGGTAATGCGCCAACTGCTTGTTCGCGTGGTTTAACCTCAGCCGCAGCTGCATCACCATCGCCTCCGCTTCCAGCGCCTCGCCAGTCTCTCGATTGACGAGCCCGGCGCCGTTGCAACCTGCACATGGCATCTCGTGGAAGATGCCTTTCAATGCCCCTTTGCCTTGGCAGGTCGCGCAAGGGCCAAGCGGAACAATCGCAATACTTCGGCTCGGCCCGTGCCTCTTTGGGATCACGCCTTCACCACCACTGTGGTCGGCAGAGCCAGGTACCCGTTGATGACGTCCATCGCGGCCTGCAGCCCTCGGCAAACGATGGCCATGTAGCCCTGCATTTCGACACCCTGAAGGAAAGCCTGCTGGCTCACGCTCACCACAGAGTCATGCGGCGGCGTGGCCTTGAACTCGATGTAAAGCCCGAAGTGACCGCCGCGCGCCATGGGCAGCACGATGTCACTGACGCCGGCCTTCACGCCCTGCCCTTTCATTTTTGCCGCCACCGCTTTCAACCGGTGCCCACCGTTCGGCACGTGAAAGGCCAGCTTGTAGGCCTGGGGGTGCTGTAGGCGCAGCCAGTCGAAGAGCATCTTCTGCTCAGTGCCTTCGTAATCGGCAGCTGGACGGCGGCTGATGGTGCGCGGCGCGGGCTTGAATGCGGTTTTAGCCATTGGCAGCAGACCTCATATCGCGGTCAATCCACAGCGCAGCACCAGCAGCTGTTGGATACGAGCCAAGAGTGGCGCCGGTCGGCGTCCTGGTGCGGTACTTCCAGCAGGGGAAGCCATCAACCGAACCGAACTCCGCAGTGATGCTGTAGCCCGCCGGGTGCTCGAGCAGATGCAGCCCTTTCGGCACCCAGCCGGCAATGGTCATGCTCTCGAAGGTCATGCACAGATTCAGGCTCCAGCCGTCAGGGTGGTAGCGATGCTTTCGCAGGGTTGTTTTCACGCTTCAATCTCCGTTCCATCAAGCCAGGCCATAAAGCCGGCGGGGATATCCTGGCCGCCGCGCGCCAGCAATTCGCAGCAGCGCTGCAGCAGCTCCTCCTGGGTGCCGTAACGCTGTTCAAACCGGAATTTGTTGTGGTGGAAGGCAACACCCTCCCCGCCGTGCTGGTGGTGCAACTCACAGAGCGGCAGCACGTACCAGTGCGCGTGCGGCTTGGTGCGGCCGTCGCAGTGGTGGATGGAGCAGTGGTTGTTGACCCGCCCATGCCAGATGCAGGCAATGCAGCCCACTTCGTTGACCAGCATGTCGTGCCAGCGCTTCTGCTCCTTGGTAACCGCCCTTCCCTGCATCATGCCGGCACCTTCGAAGCCTTGCGGTCAGCCAAGATCAAGCGGAATACCTCTTGGTCATCGCCCGTATAGGCGAAAGGCGCGCGCCCGCCTGGGCGAGTCACCGTCCATCTGTCGTTCGGCAAGTGGCACAGCGCAACGGTGTATCCATCCACGGTTACCCAGCAGTCGCGAATCGGTGTGCTGTCGGCGTTCAGCTTTGGGGTCAGCGCCAGGCTATTGGACATGGCGACCACCTACCTGACAGCGCAGGGCATGGAGCGCAGCACGGGCTACTTCTGGCGTTCGCCGAGCCGCAACCTCCGATGGGAGTCCTTTAGGCATGGCCTGGAGAGGCTGACCCGAAACTAAGCGGCGGACGGCTATCGTGTAGTTCCGCTCGAAGAGCATCAGACCCAGGGTGCCGTCGAGCCTGTTCAGGTTGTCGAAACCCGATTCCTTGGCAGCGTGATAAATCGCGTTATGGCTCCAACGCCCCCGCCCCGCAATCGACGGGTGCACGAGACGGCAAGCCTCGCGGTATGCAACCGAAACGTCAGGCAAGCCGAGCATCTCGGCCGTGGGCTCGCATGATTTGATGAAGTCGCCCGGTGCCGGGATGAAGGGCGACCCGCCTTGACGGGAACGCATCAGGCCAAACCGGAGCTGGTCGATGTCGCTCACGGAAGCTTCCATCAACGCCTTCGTCCAGGTTCGTTTCGCGTCCTTGTACGACTCCATGTCTGGCCATGACGTTTTCCAGGCCGAATGGATCGAGCGCAGCTCGCGGAACAACCGGTTAACCACCATGGCGGTTTCTTTGCTGAGCACTGCATCGGCCGCCAGAGCATCAAGGCTGGCTGGTGCCGGCATTGCTGGCACAGGCCCTTTCCAGAGATTGGCAGTGAGTTCGGTTGTGGTTTTCATAACTGCCCCTCGCCAGTCAGCCAACTGGTGTCGTTGTCGTCAGTCACTGGCTGGCCAGAACCAGCCACGCGCTCACGCTTCGCCCAAGTCGAGAGTCGATTGGCCCATCCGCCCTGGCTGTCGAACACGGTGGGTCGAGCGCAGTGGTAGGCCAGGAAGCTGCGGAATACGTCGTCGGGAATTTCGAACCCGACAGGGAAAGCCATCAGGGTGAGCTGGGTTTTCAGGTGGCGGACCGTTGGGGTCCACTCGGGGAACATGGCGAAACGCTGAGATTCGTCGATCACTTGCTCAGGCGTTTGCGCAGGCAGCTGCTGCTCTTCGGTTACTTGATGGTTAATTGACGTATTGGGTGCAGCCGCTGCACCCCGTTCTGTCGAAATCTGCACCCCGTCCTGTTGTAGGTTGCACCCCGTGCCGTCATTTGCACCCCGTTCTGACCGGGGTGCAGATTCTGCACCCCGCTTAAGTAGGAGGTCGTAAACCACCGGGCGACGGTCATGGCGGTCGATATGAACGGCCGCGATCGCCTGGTTACCGCGAACGATCAAGCCGGCCTTCTCCAGGTCGTCGAGCTTGTAACGGACGGTGCGTTCGGAAAGGCCTGTGTCAGCACTCAGCGTGGTCGCCGAGGGAAAGGCACCGCGGCCATCCGATCCGGCGTAGTTAGCGAGGCAGAGCAGAACGTGCCGCGCACTGGAGTCTTTTAGATCGCGCTGTGCGAGCGCCCAGGACATTGCTTGAACGCTCACTGCGCAGTTCCTGCCACACGGAGAGGAGTTTTCCCTCTGTTTGCCGCGAGCACGACCTGGGCACGCTGGCGAACCTCGCAAGCGCGGGCCTCCACCGAAAGCAGGTGCTCGATGAACACCGGCAAGTTTGGTACGTCGGATTCGTCGATAACGCCGTCAGCAAGCACATCACTGCCCTTCGCCACCGCCTGGCCCATGTGGGCGACGAACAGGCCGAAGGCAGTAACTGGGTGAGCATCACCGCCTGAGGCGCGGGCACCCACCAAACCGTGACGGCTGGCCAACTCGTTGATGCAGCGCTCTCGGTGCTCCGCGTCCAACGCCAGCACCCAGGGCTCTTCGATCCAGCTCGCCAACTCTACCTCACCACTCAGCCAGCGGTTCACGCGGCGCAGCCAGTTGCCGGACTCCTTCATGAAGGTCTTGGTGTCGTTGGTGGCGCCAAGGGCCCCGAAGTCAGGAACGTCTTTGGCGCGACCCTTATCTGGAATGGCCAGATGAATTTGCTTGCTCAACTCCGCGGCGAAGTCGTCCTGGCTGAGGCTGGTGCGCGCGATCATCTCGGCGGCATGCGCCACCAGCACCTGGTCACGGCTGAGGGGGTGTCTGAGGTTGGACGTATTCATAGCTGGCTCCTGCTCTTACTGTTCGGGCCATGGAAACCACAACCCCCTCAATTTCAATCTGCCTCAACACCTGCAAGCGGCTGGTGGGGATGGCTGTAAAGGTCGGAACCTCGCTGTTACGCTCTGGAGCTCTCACACAACACAGCGAACCAGGAGGTTCCGATGACCGCTCAAATTACGGATGCTTTGCTCGAAACAGTTATGCAGCACATCAGGGAGAATCCTCGGAAGACCTCAGCAGGGTCACTGCCGGGGGATACCGATTTGAATTTGTTGGCCGTCCGAGAACTACGGCGCAGAGGCCTAATCACAGGGGTATTCCTGGACGATCCAACCCGTGCAGGGGATCAGTCAGGGCGGTTTCTGGCCGATGCTGCGCGGCTAGAACCCGCTTAACCTCCTCGCCCAGCTCATTCATAGGCGCAGGTTGCTCGCTCAAGCCGTTCAGCGTCGCAATTGCCCAGTGCAATTCCCGCAACTCATGGCCGAGCCCGTTGCTCGGATTGAGCAGCCGGATTCCGTGCTGCACTTCGATCATCGTCAGCGCGTCGTGCGCCATCCGGACCTTTGCCCGAACCCCTTCCAGCACCAGCGATAGCGCGGCAGCCTGGGTTGCGTTGAGAGTCATTCGATGCTCCTGCTTTTATCGTGGAGCCATGAAAAACACGGCCCGTCTTCGTAGCTCTTTCAGGCACCCATTCAGGCGGCCGAATGAAGAATCTCTCGGCCGTACAAAGCCTCAATTGCCTTGCCGGTTTCGTATGCGATCCCCGCGCCCTTGAAGGCCCGATGGATTGTTGGCTGCGTGGTCCCTACCTTCTCGGCGACGGCCTTTTGCGACAGACCAGTGGCAAAGAGTTCGGACAGCATTTCCTGAATGGTCATGGAGACCTCCTATGCATGTTCGTATTACCGATAATACGCACTCGTATTGAAACGAGCAATACACTCCCCCAATACGTTTACTTATTGGCGACGACATGAAGATTGGCGGCCGAGTAGAAGCCGAAATGAAACGGCGGGATTGGAGCGAAGGCGAGCTAGCGCGGCGTACAGGCGTTAGCCAGCCGACTATCCATCGAATTTTGAAAGGCGAATCAAAAAGCCCACGCCACGAGAACGTTCAAGCGATTGCGAAGGCATTCGGTTGCACGCCGGAATGGCTGTGGACCGGCGTAGGCAAAGCCCCCACGGAGTCCTCTACGCAGCCACGTAGTCTCCAGACTTCGGCGGCAGAAGTAGTCCTCGGTTTGCTCCAGAAGCACGCCACCAAAGGATTAAGTCCGGAGGCTCAAGAGAAAATTGCACAAGCTGTGCAGGATTCGCTGAGCGAGCAGCTGTCCGCCCCTGGTGTGTCGAGCAATGTCGTAGACGCGGACTTCTCGCGCTTCAAACCGCGCAAGGGCGATATCTCGATTCCCCAGTACGACGTTCGCGGCTCGATGGGCCACGGCCAACTGCCGGCCGACTATGTCGAGACAATCAAGAACGTCACGATCAATGAAGCTCACCTGAAAGAAAGCGGCGTGACTTACTCCAGCGCTGCAGCCCTCGCGATGATCACTGGCTGGGGCCAGAGCATGGAAGGCACCATCAACGACAAAGATCCGCTAATCGTCGACCGCGGCGTGAATGAGTTCGTTGGGGATGGCATCTACGTGCTGACCTGGCACGGGCACCTATATATCAAGAGGGTGCAGGTAGCAGATGAGGATCACTTCGAGCTGATTTCAGATAACCCGAAGCACAAAGACCGAATCGCACTGATGGGGGATGTGACCTTCCACGCCAGGGTGCTGATCGTTTGGAACGCGAAAAAACTATAAAAAACGCCAACATCGGCTGATAAGGATATCCAGTGCCAGAGTTAACACTAACCAGATTGACAGTAGCAGCGCCGCCATTTCGCAAGTTGAAAAACTTCGAGATAAATTTCGCCAAGCGAATTACTTTGATCGCCGGCCATAACGGCATAGGTAAGTCTACGATTCTCGCACTCATCGCAAATGGTTCAGGACTACGGACTGCGAAATTTAGCAGTTATATGAACCGCAGCTTTCAAGGAAGCTTAAACGAAGTCATACATCTCGATTATGCTACTGAGTTCGAAGAAAAACAGGAAAACGACGAGCTTCCGAACCCGCTACTTGAATACCAAATCAATGGTGATTCTTTCGTAAAGCGATGTTCTTTAACGAAACGCACAATCTACGACGCCGATGGAAACTTCAAGCGAATGGAAGTGCGTGTCGTACCCCGCAATAGATATAGCGGTGAGGACGGATTCAAGGTCGGCATCGCGTCCAAAGTGCCGATACCGACAATTTATTTGGGCATGACCCGGATGCTTCCCATCGGGGAAAGCGACCCAGACTTAATTGAAAACCAAAAAGACACTGCCATTGATGATACAGATGCCGAGTTCATTGCGGCTTTTGTGAATAAAGTAATTCGGTCTGGTGTGGCGCCGGAACAGGCGAAGAACATAACCACTCAAGCAATTAACGGAACTAAAAAAACAAACAAGCACCCCGAGTACAATCACAGCCCTAAAAGCATTTCTTTGGGTCAAGACAGTTTGAGTGCAATCGCAACAGCCCTTGCATCGTTTCGGAAACTGGAAAGGGAGTGGGATGAATACCCTGGCGGTTTGCTAGTAATCGATGAGCTTGATGCTGGGTTCCACCCGCATGCGCAAAGAAAGCTCATTGAAAGCATCCAAAACGTAGCCAAGCTACTAAAGATCCAAGTGGTAGCAACAACGCATTCATTGTGTCTAATTGAAGCAGTTCACCCCGAATCTAACCCTATCGGTGGCAAAGGTGTCCACACTGACTCTGTTGTTTACATCACAGACTCAGCACAGCCGCGAGTTACAGATGACTTCTCGTTGCAGGACATCAGAAATGACATGGCGCTAATAGCTCCAGCCCCTCTTAAAATCGAAAAACCGAAGAGACAGTACTTAAAGTGCTATTTAGAAGATGCTGAAGCTGATTTCTTTCTTCAGGAGCTACTCACTACTAAATTAAAACGAGAGGTTGTCCTTAAATCTGGCGCGCATTTAAAACCGATTCCTATAAGCGTCGGGTGCGATAACCTCCAGGGCCTTCAGAAATTCGACCCGCACTTTAAGACCGTTCTAATTGTCGTGGACGCTGACGCAACGGTAAAAGCTGGGCCAACGAATGTCGTTAAATTGCCCGGTGGACGGATCGGAAAAGGTAAGCGCTTTTCCCCCGAACGAACCATCTACGAATTTGTAAAAGCGCTAGTTAAACCTGGTGAAAATTACCCTGCCACTCGCATGGCTCTTCGACGTTTGCGGGTCACTAGCGACCAGCTCAACGAGCACATGATTCAGGCTGATTTGGATATTACCAACAGGGAGTCCTCCAAAAAGTGGTGGAAATCGCGGCTGAAAAAAATTCAGGATTGGGAGCTTGTCCCTCTTTGGCTCGACGAGCATCCGAAAGAGGTTGAGTTATTCAACAAACAGCTTGTAGAGGCCGCCGTAGCTACCGCAAAGATTAAGGTGTGAGGCTGGCCAGCCTCCCCTGCCCAAGGTAAACTTGCCCCAGCGCCTCCGTAGGAAACAATTCGATGAGCTCCAACATTCTTTACACGCCCCTGCGCTACCCCGGGGGTAAGGCGCGATTTGCTCCGTTCGTTGCTGAAGTCATGCAGCTCAATGGGCTGACCGGGGGCCATTATCTTGAGCCGTACGCTGGCGGCGCAGGCGTGGCCATGGCCCTCCTTCTCCTAGGGCACGCTTCCCATGTTCACATCAATGACCTTGATCCTGCCGTAAACGCATTTTGGGTGGCTGTCACGCAGCACCCCGAAGAGCTGTTGCGTCTTTTGCATGACACCCCCGTCAATATGGAGCAGTGGTTTCACTGGCGATCCGTTATGCAAGGAGAAATCGAAGGGAGCATCGTAGAGCGCGGCTTCGCTACGCTTTTCATTAATCGGACCAATCGATCCGGGATACTGAAAGCTGGCGTCATCGGCGGAAAAGATCAAACCGGCCCGTATAAAATTGATGCAAGGTTCAAGAAGGTGAAGCTAGCGGGAAGGATCGAGCGCATAGCAGAGCGTGCAGAAAACATTTCTGTCTATTGTGAAGATGCCTTAGGACTTTTGGGTCGCTGCCACGAATTAATGCCTGAGAAATCACTGATTTACCTAGACCCGCCCTACTATGTCAAAGGTCGGGGGCTGTATCGAAACTTCTATGATCACTGGGACCACGTGGCCATCGCCAAAGCACTCAGGCCCCAGTCATTTCGTCACCGCTGGCTTGTTTCCTATGATAACGCGCCGGAAATTCGCAATATGTACAAAGGTAAAATGGAGCTGGCCTACGGCCTCTCGTATTCAGCCCAAGAAAGGTATCTTGGTGACGAAGTAATGTACTTTCGACGTGGTATGAAAGTGCCTCAAGCAGCCTCGCTTCCAGGAACCTCACTGTCCGCCTAGGACTTAGGAAGGGTGCCGGCCAATCAGAACGGCACCTCCTCGGCGTGCAATAAAGGCTTGATCTCCTCAGGCTCAATTACCCTATCCCCCTCCTCTCCCTGATCCCAGCTCACCAACACGTTACCCTCATCATCGAACAACAAGTGGAGGCCGTCAGTCTCTCTAAGTAATCCCATCACACCATCCCAGGCCTCATCCTCGTCCGTGTCCAGCCGGTGAATCAGCACGCTACGGTTTAGCTGCGCCATGGGCGACTGAATCATCGCGGTCACCCTGAGTCCCAGTCGTTCAAGGCCCGTTAGCGCCGCTCGCTCGTTCGTTTGTCCTTTCTTTTGCTTCGCCATCTTGGATCTCCAAATGCTGTATGCACATACAGTATTCAAAACCGAATCGCCTTTCCATGGAAAAATTAATTCATTTGCGCATTGACCAATTCAATACGCGATCGTATTGTTCACTCCAAGGCAGTGATGCCTCGGGGCAGCCCGGAACGTTCTTTAACAACCAGCGCCATGAACAGCTAGCCCGCAAGGGCGAGGCAGCCCGAGCGATCTCCTGGCGGGCGACAGAAATCCAGGTGAAGTAATGACGCTGCGTCAGAAGGTGACCGGCGCGCATCGGAAGCCGTAGAGGGGTGGAAGGTGTGCGAGGTGCTGACCGAACCGAGCGAGCCCAGTAGGCGTGAATGACCCTGACTGGCGCGGCGAGCAAGACCGAATCGAATTAGCGCGCCTGCTTCGGCATATGGCGCGCCGAACCTCTCGTTGCGTGCCTACACCTACCGGGCACAGGGGCTGTATGCGGCGAGTTGTATAAGCCCGACGACCACGGCGAAACGATCACGCTGACCCCGGCGCCGTGAACAGGGAAGCCCCAAGCCACCGACCTGAAAGGCCTTAGCTGCAGTCATCGGCGGCGTGGCCAAACGAAAATTGCTGAGCAAGCAGCCGTGCAAGACCCCAGTAGGTGAGCACGGCGGGAAAGCTTCACTGATGCACCTGCTCACCCGGGTGCATTGGGAAGCAACCAACCAAGGAGAAGGACCATGCTGATTCTCACCCGCCGAGTAGGCGAAATCCTGCAGATAGGCGACGACATCACCGTCACGGTGGTGGAAGTGAATGGCAACCAGGTGCGTATCGGCATCGCTGCGCCGAAGGACGTGAAGGTCATGCGGCCTGAAGCGAAGGTGAAGGTTCCGCAACTGGCCAAGGCGGTGTAGCCATGGCCGAACAACTCAACCTCGACGGCCAGCCAGTCGTCAAGCGGATCAAGCTGGACTGCTATTTGGTTGGCGACCACGACTACTACGCTGCGGCCTCTGCCGAGGAAGCAAAGCAGCTCCACAACGACCTCTGCGATGTTGATGAGGACGATGTATGCCTTGTCGTTGGCCAGCTTCTGGATAAGGAGTGGGTCGACGAAGACAGTCGCGAACCGGTTGGCACGTTGCGGCAGTTTCTGGCGCAGGCAACCGAGCCCGGGTGGCTCGCCGGCACCGAATGAGCAACTGACAAGCAATCCTTGACGGTTCAGTGGGTGTTTCCAAAACGGAAATAACCACTCCCCATTCCATAGGTGGCCACTGCCTGCCCAGTGAGCGAACAACGGAGGGTTTAGCCATGGGCCATTAGCGAACAACACACCCTGGGCGCGGCAAGCCTGAAGGCTGCGCATTGAACCGTGACAGGCAGCGGAACCTTAGGCCGTAGGTGTGACCGCGCACCGACTGGGCAACCAGTGGCCGACCGAACGAAGACGAGTTATGCCCCGCTACCCAGGCACGGACGCCAGGTAGCGGTTCCCTCCCCGCCTACATACGCCGCCACCTTACCAGTAGAACCGGAGCCGGCTTAACGCATGGCTACAGCAGCGGCATGAATCATCGAGCTGTACACCCCTTCACTGAATCCTGGGTTCTCTCGCTTCATCTCGGCAAGCACAACGGAATAAGGCTGAGAGCCTGGATATTCGTAAAAGGCCATACCGAGTCTAGTTTCCATAGAGCTCAGAGCATCGGCCTTCTTGTTGGCATCCTCCCATGCGACCACATCCAAGTCAGGAAAGACCTCTAAGGGGTCAATTTTCTCGCCGCGCGGGTAGATGTTAAAACGCCGAATGTAAAAGGCTGCGTCCAGTATCGAGGACGATTTCGCCTTGTCGATGATTCGTGCTCGATATTCAGTTTGATCAATCATCGCGCCAGCTTACCTAATCGCCTTCATATGCAGCCATTTACAGCGAAGAAACTAACGAGCTATGGCAGCTACCGAGGCACGGAAGCCCGGTGGCGATTTTCGTTTTCGATGCGCGCAACCTTCCCTTGCATCCTGGCCCAGGCCAGAAGCTTGTCTGGGTTGGAAGCTATGCCTTTATTTCGGTAGGTTTCAGCGAAACTCAGCGCTTGATCGACGAGCTCTTTTCCGTACTCGGAGGGACTCTTCTTCCCCACAGACTCAATCGTCAGGACATTGGCAGATATCAGGTCCAATTGTTGGTCGCCGCATCTTTGTACCGCTTCACTCTCTGGAAAGTCTTCAGCCGCCCAGTACTTTTCGGGGTCCAGGTTGTGCTTCGCCATACACCCATAAGCAACCAAAACCATATAGGTGTACCTGTCCTCCATCAGCTGCGGATCCGCGTCAAATCCCGCGACGTATCGATCAACGGCTGCTGATAGTTCTGCGGGGTCATCGATTCCCTCGAAGTCGCTCGGCGTTTTTCGATCGCCAACACACCCCGCTAGCAGGACAACTGTCGAAAACAACGCAGCACCAAGCATCAAAATCCGTTTCATCTACCGCTCCATCTGATTTTCCCGCCAGCTTACCCATCGCCTACATACGCCGCCACCTTACCGGTTGGACCTTAGGCGGGTCATCGCATTGAGACGGCACCATCGTGAAACATAGTTCCGTAGACGTCTTCACAGAACCCCGGGTGATCCCTTCTCATCCGGGCCTCTACTACCTCGTAAGGCTCCGAGCCCGGGTACTTGTAGTAAGCAGCCCCAAGGTCTCCGGCCATCGTTATCAGATTCCACGCCTTCGTCGATGCCTCTTCGAAGGCCGCGATATCCGACTCAGCTACTACCTCCAGCGGGTCTATTTTTTGAGCGCGGTGAAACGGGGCTTTCGCGTTGAACCGGCAGATGTAAAACGCAGCATCCAGTAAGGAAGACGCCTTGGCCTCTTCAATTACCCGCGTCCGCTTCTCAATTTCGTATTCGTTATCCATAGCCACAACTCTCCTAACTCCCTAAGCCAGCCACCTTACCGGTAGGACCTTGCGGAAGACTCTTCCGGACAGGGTGACGACCTATGCACGCAATTCCACCTAGGAGCTGCACCGTGACCAAAAACGAATCTGGTACCGAGCCGCTAAACGTTTACACCGTCGTCCTCTTCACCCTCGTCGTTCAGAAGTTGTTCGGGGCCATAGCCTGGTCCTGGTGGTGGGTGTCTGCACCGATCTGGGTGGCGATCATGATTTACCTCGCGGTGCGCATGTACCGCCTCATCCCGCGCAGCAATCGCATCACCCCTCCCACTCCAAGCGAGCACAACCTATGAACTTGCTGAAACGCGCTGCAACCAGCATTGCCGACTTGCGCGGCATCATGGCCGACACCCAGCTGGCCCTCCTGGCCTTCGAGCACAAAGTCACAGCTCCGCGCTTCTCCCCGCCGCGCGCCACCCAGGTGTTTATCAAGGGGCCTGCCATGGTGCAGGTCAAAGACCTCGACTCCGGCCGCGTACTGGGCTTCCGTCGCTCCTACAGCGAAGCGTGCACCCTGGCCGGCCAGCTGGAGCGCGGGGATATCTGCGCGTGATCAGCGAGGCCACCCTACAGATTCGCGGGGCAGCCTCTGCGCAGATCGCCGAAGCAACAGCCCAGTTCCTCGCAGCCGGCGGCCGGATCCAGGAAGCACCGCCGCTGGAGTACCGGCCGAAGCCGCTGATCTTCTGCCAGTCGGCGCCGAAGATCCGCACCACCAAGGAACGCGTGGCAGTGCGGCGAGAAGATGCCGAGAAGAAAGCCTCGCTGATCAACCAGGTACGCGAAGCAGCGCAGACCATGTGCCTCGCCGAGGTCATCCGCGCCCTGGGCATCGGACGCTGGGCGCTGTGTAGCCTGGCAGAGCGCAACGGCATCGAGTTTCAGCCCGCCCCGCCCACTGTTGACCGCAGCAGAGATGCCGCAGACGTCGAGCGCGTGAAGAGCGCTATTCAGATCGGCCTGAGCCGCACCGCGGTATCCCGAACAATGGGCATCCGGAAATGCCGGCTCGATCGCCTCTGCGACGAATACGGCATCGACTTCCCCAAGCAAGGAGCTTTCGGGAAGTGAGGCACGCTACCACTTCGCGAGGTCAGGCGAAGCATCACAAGAGGTGGCTACTCATCACAGAGGCGTATGCGCCACATGCCCTGCTGGGCCTCTTCAATCCAAAATCCTTCGAGGATATTACTTTCCTCGAATCGGTGAAGAGTCGCGTCCCCTCGGAAACCATCCGCCTTCAGCCGAAAATGGCCGGTTCCAATGGAATGCCCCCTGTAGACGCACTGCTCTAGATTGTCGTGAATGTACTCAATGATCACTAGATCTTCATCGATACGTACTGTGCACGGGTGATCGAACTCGATGCCACCAGCATGGTAGGTGTCCATTTGCGCATTCTTAAATACTTCCACGAGTTTCATTCCTTTGAGGTTGAAAACGCCTTTTAGCATGACTAGTTGCGCAGGTCTCTTAACAAATGAAACGAGCACCACACCACCGGCGGCGGATGCATATCCGCCCTGCCGCCCAGCGGAATAGAAGACCATGACCAGCGAACAGCCAACGGCCGAGGCCCTGAAGCAGCGGCGCAAACGGGAAAAGAAACAGAGGCAGGACGAGGCGCTGGGTGTCGAGCTTGTCTCAGTGGAGGTTGCCGGCGGCTTCAAGGCCGGGATTTCTCGCCTGAAGAAAAAGCACGGCTTCAACAACGCACAGGAGATGTACCAGAACCTTCTGCGTAACGTCCTGGCCGCCGATGACGAGGTTGCAGCCTGGATGCTGCGTGGTGTCACGACACCTTTTACTATCTCTGTAAAGGTGTCGCGCAAATTTGAAGCCGCAACCCTGGCTGAGCTACAGCGAGACCCTGGCGACGAGGTTATTTCGCCAGAATGAGATTTGGTGGGAACGGGAGGAATTGAACCTCCTGCGGCTTTGTCCGGCCACCAGCGTTACTCGTCTAGCTCTTCACAATTTGAACATCGAACGTTCCCAGAACCGCCCCACCCAATTCAAATGCTGCTGTTGTACTCATCAGAACAACCCCTAGGTCAATGTTGGTCATGAATGGTAGGGCCAATGGAAGCGCCCAACCGCCTAACGTCACTAGGTCCGATGCGATAGACAAACCGCGGAAGAACTTTTCTTTTACGCCAGCTTTAACGCCGTGCTCGTAGGAAATCGCTAGAGGCGATCCCAATAATTGCTGCGATCCTACCCTTCAAGCGCCTTTTACTCAACTTCGGCTAACCCCCATAACCTCCGCATCCGATACCGGAGAGCAGCGCTTTGCCTGGAGAAACCCATGTTCACCAAGACGTTCGAGGCCATCTTATAGCTGTTGCCAGAGACTTAAATGGGTGGTATCTGCCTCTCCACTAAAGTTTCTCCAGTGAATTTCTATCAGTCGGTGCTGAGTCAGGATGTCCTCTCTGAGAAGCGAAAATTCCACCGCCTCAAATGCGGAGGAACTGAGCGTTTGAGTTAGACGTCGATTTATTTCTCCCATGGCGCCGGAGAGTCCCAGGTACGCGACCACCAGCTTGTGGCTCCCAAGCTCATGGGCGGGTATCTGCTGTAGGGCTCGATATGCACTTTCGAACATCTGGAAAGTCATGACTCCGCCGGTCGCTCGAAAATCTTGAATCGAGTCAATGCAAGCGGCCATCTCTGCTAAAACGCCCGCGTTTGCTTCAGCATTTTTTACAACCGCAAGATAAGCAGAAGCGCGAGACTCCTGGTCGTGTTCCCTCTGTGCTATCTGCTGCTGAATTTGGCGGTTGCCGATTTTGAAGGCTCCCCATATCGCCGCCACAGAACCTATGGCCTGCAACCAACTCGCCAGCTCGGAAGCGTTTAGCTTGAATAGCGCCAAAACGAAACAACCTGCCAGAACCAACACAACATTTGGAACCGTCACCAACGAACGGAAACCTTCCAGATCATTACCGTCAGTCATAAGCCTCGCTCTCTAATTTGATAGCGAAATATAGCTATTCGGCTGCCCTTAGCCCATCGCTTAAAACATTACTCCTCCCCGGAAATTCTTTTCCGCCACCTGCTGCGGCTGGGCTGCGCTTTGCCTGGAGTATCGAATGACACCATCCCACCAGATACGGGTAGGCGACCCATGATCCATTACCACGGCACGCCCATTGGCGGAACCCGGCAAGACGCTGCGCGCTTCCTGGCGGGCCGCCATGCCCTGGTGCCTTTCCCGCGGCAGGACGACATGGGGATTGTTGCCGAGGCATGCCAGTCGTTCGTGTTCGACAACGGCGCGTTCAGCGTCTGGAAAAAAGGCGGGAAGCTCGACGTCGATGGGTACACCCGCTGGGTGGACGACTGGCACAAACACCCTGGCTTTGATTGGGCGCTGATCCCTGACGTGATCGACGGCGACGAGGCGGCAAACGACGAATTGCTGGGCCTGTGGCCGGGTCATCTGCCCGGAGTGCCGGTGTGGCACCTGCATGAATCGCTCGAGCGACTGCAACACTTGGCAGGGAACTGGCGAACCGTAGCGTTCGGCAGTTCAGGCCTGTGGGCATCGCCCGGCACAGCCAGTTGGTGGAAGCGCATAAACACGGCCATGGCCGCAGTGTGCGACGACCAAGGGAGGCCAGTTTGCAGGCTTCACGGTCTGCGAATGCTGGACCCCGCCATCTTCACCCTGCTCCCCTTCGCCAGCGCCGACAGCACCAACGCCGCGGTGAACGGTGGAAGCATCAGCCGCTTCGGTATGTATGCCCCGCCGACCGCTGGACAGCGCGCTTGCGTGATCGCCGACCGAATCGAATCGCATAACAGTTCGCCAATCTGGCAGCGCGAAGACCAAATCGAGATGGCTCTGTAGCCCCTCATGGAGGATTGGCCGTGGCCGCCTACTACAACGAAATCGACCCCTACGCCGCCCAGTGGCTACGCAACCTGATCGCCGCCGGCCATATCGCGCCTGGCGTCGTCGACGAACGATCAATTGAGGATGTGCACCCCGATGACCTCAAGCCCTACACCCAGTGTCATTTCTTCGCTGGCATCGGCGCCTGGTCCCTTGCCCTTCGCCGCGCCGGTTGGCCAGATGATCGACCTGTTTGGACCGGTTCCTGTCCTTGCCAACCTTACAGCAAGGCAGGCAAAGGACTTGGGTTTGCTGATCCCCGCCACCTCTGGCCAGCCTGGGCCCACCTCATCGGCCAGCGAAAACCTGACGAACTCTTTGGCGAGCAGGTTCCAACAGCGATTAAGCACGGCTGGCTTGATCTCGTCGGCAGCAACCTGGAAGAAATTGGATACGCCTTCGCACCGCTTCGCTTTGGCGCTCATGTCACCGGTGAGCCTTTCGAGCGCCAGAGAATTTACTTTGCTGCCAAGCATATCGGCGCGGGAATGGAAGGATCGAAGCCAGGCGCACATCCTGGCGAGGCTGGATCGCGGCGATGGCGTGGCGAAGCGGATATGCGCGCAATCGTCGGAGCTCCGTTCGAGCCGGGTCGTAGTTGGCCTCAACCCCTCATTCGCAGCATGGATGATGGCTCTACCGGATTCATGGCCCCTTTGCATGCCTACGGAAACGCCATCAATGTTGAAGCGGCTACGAAGTTCATAACTGCGTACATGGAAGCTTGATCCAAGCCCAGAGCCTGCAGTTCACCGGCAATTGAGAAGCAGGAGGATAGCCACAAGGATTTTATTCAGTCGGGACATTTGCGAACACCTCGGTTTAGGTGTTCGCGATTGTTACGTCACGACCAAATAGAACCTCTGGGGCTTTTTTCCAAACCAACCCTCCCCGGCACTTCCTTGCCCGATGCGGCCGGGTAGGTTGGCGCGTACTTTTTTCCCTCGCGTCCTGCCCCCGCCTCAGATGCGCGAATCCGGGTGAAATTTAATCCTATTACTCGCCGTTAATGTCCAGTTGGCGATATGTCTCCGTGACTGGGTTGCTAAGAACCAAATCATCAAGGACGTTAAATTCCTCAATATAAATGGAGTCTTCGATTCGGTCCGAGTATCCAATAACTAGCTCCCCCGAAAACTGAGTCCTGAACGTCTTGGTCGCAATAGTCTCCAGCACAAAGACATACCGTCCATCCTCATGATCAAAAGGGCTCCTATCGTAGTCCTTGATGGACTCTAGGGTATCCACTCTTACCGAGAAAGTAAGGCTGTACACGCAGTACTCAGAATCAACAGAAAGCAGGTTTTTGCTGACAAACGCCAGCTCAGAATATTCTACGAAGTCAAGATCAACCTCCACCCCATCAGTATCAATAATGTCTACATCTACACCCTCAAGAGATTGAGAGACTAGTTCCAAGACTTGATCCGCAACTTTCGCGTAGGCAGTTTCTGCAAATTCGGCCGGCTCAATCGCCTTAGCCTTATTAACTGCATCCATCAGCTCGTCCAGAGAATCACTACAAATCAGATTGGGATGCTCCTCCGAGAACCGATGCATATCCCTGTCATTTGTCACGACATGAACAGGCCACCCCCGTCCTTCGGACAAAGCATTAATCGCTAAAAGAACGTAAGCATCTGCAAACTCTTTCCTTTTCTCTCCAATAGCAAAAGGCGCCTTCAGATTAAAATACCTCGCGAATATTTGCCCCGCACTCACGCCTTCTATTGAGACATGCTCAACATTTTCGCCCGAGATAAACTCCTCAAAATCTCTGTTTAAGACATCCTCAACATCAGAGACCTTAATATCGGCAAATATTCCATGCGCCGGAATACCTGGAACATTGCGTAAAATCATCGCATCTTTTTTTATTCGTTTTATCTCTCTAACAGCATCTTCCGCCTTCTCTCTGATGTGAGACCTTACCTCGCCTATAGTTGGATCAGTGATCAGGAGTCTGATTTGAGCATCATCAACTAGTTGCTTGAAAGCCTTCAAGGCGTGCGTAGAGAATTGAAAGTTTTTACCTTCATATATGTTTGTATCGAGGAATACTATTCTAGATTTCAGTTCCATCTGATTAGCTCGCGGTCAAAATGATTAATATGCCGTGAAATTTTATTGACTAAGGGTGGCAGCAATCGTCTGGAAGTAGCATCGATACAGCCTGCAGCGTAGCGGCCAACGAAGCGACCACCGCAGCGTAAGAATTCCAGCGGGATTGCCGCCCCATAGTCTCGAACACGTCATCGCCCGTGTTGGTGTCCCTTACAACCAGCGGCGACATGCCGGTGTCCTTATCGCGTCGATCAGAGGGCTTTACGCTGGTCTTTGCGGAATAGAGCCAGAGGCACGCAGACACAAGTGCAGCTCCGGCAGATAGCCACTGAACGCCAAGCTTTAAACTGATCAT